AGATAATGGTGACGAAATTACTATTACAGGTAAATTTATTGATATTGTATAATGAAAAGAAGCTTATTAGATATAACACAAAAAATCAGTAGAAATCCTGGTAAAACAAATTTAACTCCAAAAGATTTAACAAATTCTACTTATTGGATTTATGAAGCAACTGGTTGGAGATTTGTAGATATATTAAGAGAAATTGAATATAGAACTACACAAGATAGATTACAAGTTTATATTAACACACAGGCAATAAGTGCAAGAGATTATATAGTTGAAGAAGGTGGAAGTGGTTTATTGATTAAATTTATAAAATCTAATTTTGAATTTAATTTGGATGATGATGATTATATTGAAGTAAAAGGAGATATAGAACAATATGCTTAAACAATTTAATTCAAATAGTAGAAAACTTAATAGAGTTGTTCCAAAAATAAACTCTAATAATTTAGTGTCTACTGATTTGACTGGCAGTTTATTAAATATTGAAATTC